GCCAAGGAACAACAGGAATTCAAGGTGTTCAAGGTCGCCAAGGAACTATTGGTTTGCAAGGTGTTATTGGAACACAAGGCATTCAAGGTCGCCAAGGAACTGTTGGTATTCAAGGCATACAAGGTAATCAAGGAACAACAGGATTACAGGGTTTAGAAGGACTACAAGGTTTTGACGGAGTACAAGGAACACAAGGGCTTGAAGGGTTACAAGGCTTGCAAGGTGTTCAAGGAATTGAACCAGCGCAAGGTACTCAAGGTCTTATTGGCATTCAGGGAGAAACTGGATCACAAGGCTTAAATGGAATTCAAGGATTAAAAGGCGCACAAGGAACTGATGGCATCCAAGGCAACGATGGAACTCAGGGAACTAACGGAATCCAAGGAACCGATGGAAGTCAAGGTGTCCAGGGAATCCAAGGACATGATGGAACTCAAGGCATTGATGGTTCACAAGGAATTGAAGGTGCGCAAGGCACTCAAGGAATCCAAGGCCATGACGGTTTACAGGGAATTAACGGAACTCAGGGAACAACTGGTTCACAAGGTTTAGACGGCATTCAAGGCGAAATTGGTCTTCAAGGCATTGATGGAACACAGGGTGTTCAAGGCACAATTGGGTCGCAAGGAACTCAAGGATTAATTGGCGTTCAAGGATTAGACGGTATTCAAGGCGTTCAAGGTAATACAGGTGCTAGTGGAACCTCATCTTCTATTTTTGATTACCAAGCAAGAACTAACTCACAAACTCCACCACCTAATGCTGGCGACATTAAATGGAATAATGCAGTACAAATTCTTGCAACAAACATTTATGTATCTCACTTAACAGCGCCAAATGTAGATATAGATGTTTTATTAGCGAACATAAAAAATGGCGACATCTTCTTTGTTCAAGATAGAAATAACTCTACTAATTATCAAGAATGGCAAGTAAACGGAACACCTACAACCGTTCCCAATAATTATTGGACTTATCCTGTAACACTTTTAACATCAAGTGGAACAGGTACAACAGGTTTTGCAAATGGTCACAATATTTCTCTTATTACACAAAGCGTTGGTGTTCAAGGCGTTACTGGTGCGCAAGGAACAAATGGCGCTCAGGGAACTGTTGGCGCGCAAGGGTTACAAGGGCTGCAAGGAATTCTTGGCATACAAGGTGAAACAGGAATTCAAGGTTTAACTGGATCACAGGGTATTATTGGAATTCAAGGTGCAACAGGAACCCAAGGATTACAAGGTCTGCAAGGACACGAAGGTACTCAAGGTCTTGACGGAATCCAAGGTACAACTGGCACACAGGGCTTAGAAGGTTTACAAGGCCATGAAGGAACTCAAGGCGAAATTGGATTACAAGGTTTAACTGGTAGCCAAGGTACACAAGGTTTACAAGGAATTATTGGTGTACAAGGAATTACTGGAATTCAAGGTAGCCAAGGCGTACAAGGTTTAATTGGATCACAAGGAGAAACTGGTAGTCAGGGAACTTTTGGCGCACAAGGAACTCAAGGCACCCAAGGTGTTACAGGTTCACAAGGTACTGATGGGTTAAATGGTTCTCAAGGAACGCAAGGCATACAAGGCGTTCAAGGTGTTAAAGGTAATCAAGGAACTGATGGATTAAATGGAAGCCAAGGAACTACTGGTAGCCAAGGATTAATTGGTTTACAGGGAACACAAGGATCAACAGGTTCCCAAGGATTAGATGGTTCACAAGGTGCGCAAGGAGTTCAAGGTTTAACTGGAATTCAAGGCGAAACTGGAACTCAAGGATTAACTGGTTCTCAAGGTATAACTGGAACACAAGGTATTCAAGGATTAACTGGAACCCAAGGTGCTATTGGTAGTCAGGGAATCCAAGGAATACAAGGTTTACTTGGAACTCAAGGTCAAACAGGAACTCAGGGTACGCAAGGAACACAAGGTTTATTAGGTCTTCAAGGAATTCAAGGAATTCAAAGCACACAAGGAACAACCGGACTTCAAGGTCTTCAAGGTCTTCAAGGTGTTCAAGGTGGATATGCGCCAGTCACAGAAGTAGATGCTGGTGTATTTGATAGCATTGCGCCATATCAAGGCGGTTCATCTCCAACCGAAACAGCGACACAAACATTAGAAGGTGGTACTCCTTAGAATGAATTTGGTGGAGAAGGCGGTTGGCGAAGGCGGTAAATTAGCACCATTAGTTATTCATGAAGGATTAACTAACGGAACTGGTTTAATGAATCCATCTATATTCATAGATAACGATGGCGACATATTAGTAAATCTACGCCATGTTAATTACACGCTTTACCACGCAGAGAATAAACAAAAATTTCTAAGTGCGTTCGGTCCTCTTTCTTATTTACACCCAGAAAAAGACCATAGGTTGGTTACTGCTAATTACATCTGTAAATTAGATAACAATTTAGTTATGACCAATTTTGCTAAAGTTGATACTTCATTATTAGATATTCCGCCGATATGGGAATTCGTAGGACATGAAGATTGCCGATTAGTTCAATGGGATAATACTTATTATCAAATAGGTGTCCGGCGCGATACAACCACAAATGGTCAAGGTCGCATGGAATACAGCCAAATAGAATTAGATAAAGTTAATTGGACAGCCAAAGAAGTAAAACGATTAAGAATACCGGCACCAACTCCCGATACTTCTTATTGCGAAAAAAATTGGGTTCCAGTATTAAATAAGCCTTATCATTTTATTAAATGGTCAATGCCTACGGAATTAGTTTACGCTAATCCAAACGAAGCAGAGTGCTTACAAGTATTCTTAAAAGAAACCAAACCAGCGCCAGCCGACCAAAGAGGCAGTTCGCATGTAGTCCGTTGGGGCGATTACTATATAAGCATCACGCATGAAGTTAATTTATTTAAGAATTATTTGAAACAAAAAGATGCTATTTACCGACATAGACTTCTAGTGTGGGATAAAGAATTAAACTTATTGGGATTAACCGCACCATTTTCTTTCTTAGATGGTCGGGTTGAGTTTTGTGTAGGTGCGGCAGTCCATAACGATAATTTATTAGTAAGTTTTGGTTTTCAAGATAATGCTGCTTTCGTATTACAGATACCGAATACTGTGGTAACAGGCATGATCGTTGAGGCATTGAATGCTAATTGAAGATTTAGTATTCAATTTATCTAAAAAACCTTTTGACGCGAATCTAAACTTCGTAGTAGCCGTAGAATATGAGCGAATCAATCAAACCGCTTCGGCAGTATCTTTTTATCTCAGGGCAGTAGAGTTCAGCGAAAAAGAAAACGACCCAGTTGTTTATGCTTCGCTTCTTAAAATGGCTCATTGTTTTGATGACCAAAAAGACAGAAAAAAAACAGTTAGCAATTGCTTGCTTCAGGCTATCGCTTACTGGCCAGAACGACCAGAGGCATATTTTTTATTAGCACAATTTCACGATAGATTATCTCAGTGGCAAGAATGCTATACCTACGCAGAGATAGGTTTACATCTTGCCACATTCCCCAATTTGCCTGTTGATATAGGCTACTATGGTTCATACTGTTTAGAGTTCGAGAAAGCAGTAAGTGCTTATTGGATAGGGCGTAAAAATGAAAGCAAAACCTTGTTAAGTAAATTAGCAAGCATGAATATAGCCAATCAGTACAAAGTTGCAGTATTAAATAATTTAGAAAGAATAAAGGAGAACAATGGGCTTAATTGATAGATTTGCAGAGCGCGTTGCTAAACAAATTACTAAAGCACCTTCTCTCCCTGCCGGTTCCGTAACAATGACCGAGCAGCAAATGATCAACAATGCTGGAATCATGACACAGCAATATGGTCAATCAGTTTCGTTACCTAGAAATCCTATATGGCCAAATGTTCCTTTCACTCCCGGCAATCCTTTAATTCCCGGAGCGATCAACCCAGTCCGTGAAGATGGACGCGCTGACCCTAGAAGATATGAATATCAAGTTGCGCAAAACATCAACATCACGCCAACAAAACTTATACCTTTTGCTACTTTGCGTTCTACCGCAGATCAAGTAGATATTATTCGCCGATGTTTAGAAGTTGTTAAAAATAAATTAAGCGCGATGGATTGGGATATTACTTTTTCAGATGATGCTTCTGAAAGAATTATGGCTGAATCTGGCAAAGACCATGTTCGCGCTATGGCTGAAGCAAGAGAAAAATATACAGAAGAAATTGCTCGCATTCGTAATTTTTGGGAACAACCTGATAAGGCTAATGGTTATACATGGCAAGACTGGTTAAATGTTTCATTAGAAGATATTTTAGTTTTAGATGCTTGGTCAATATGGCCACAAAAATC